TTCCATTATTAGGATCTTTCTCTGTTTATTCAGTAAGCTAGCTTTTAACCATTTTTTATGAATATCCTCAGAGATAATATCCTGGTCGAATGAGTTTAATCTAGCGATAGGATCATTTCTCCACTTTAGTAGATGCTGCCAATCATTAAAGTTTGCAGGTCTTAATTGCATATGAAGTCGTCTTTTTTATAAAATTTATTAGATTTAGTACCTAACATTAGGTGAAAGTCTTGGGCGGGGATATTCCCTTCGATGAAGGGCCTTTTTGTGGTGATGTTTTTAATTGTTAATTTTTCGCCCTTGTTGATTTCGGCTTTTGCAACCACTGACCTCATGGCATTTTTAAATTTAATTTCAGATTTAGATAAATTGTCGCTATTTTTATGTTGAATTGATTTTTCTGCGAAATGAATATGATTAACCATTTCACGAAGTTCTTTTGGTTCTAGTGCGAACAAATGATCGGGGCCAGGAAGCCTCCTGCTTAAAGTAAAATGCTTTTCTATGATTGAAGCTCCTACTGCGACTGCTAATGCTGGAGTGAGCACACTCTCTGTGTGGTCTGATAGGCCCCATCGGTAGCAACCGTCATTGGATAATTGTTTTACAATATTGATTCCGGCATCTTCGATTGGGGTTGGGTAGGCATTATTGCAATGCATGAAACTTAAATCATTTCCATATTTATCTGCTATGTCGAAAATTCTCCCTATAAGATTCATTCTGAAACCTATCCCTAGTGAAATAATTAATGGCAATTTAGACGAGGCGACCATCTCTATGAATCTAAAATCTGTAGACTCAAATCCGGAGATTTTTAACCTTTTAACTTTTAAGTTTACTAGTTCTTCGACCGCCTTTTCATCGAATGGGGTTGACATAAATTCAATGCCGACTTGATCACAATATTCTTTGAGGGGTTTTTGCCAATCTCTAGGAAGCTTTATATCATCAATTAATTTACTTATGTTTTTATAACCTGCGAAATCGGGGGTATTTTTACTGTATAGTGTATCTGATGAATATGTTTGAAATTTGCATGCGGATGCACCAGAATATTTAGCAACATTAATTAAGGATTTGGCTTGTTCGAAATTATTATTATGATTTGAGCCAGCTTCAGCTATAACAAAGGTTTTCATTTTAATTTAAGATTATGGAATCTGCCCAAATGTCAGAAATAGATGATTGATTGTCACTATATAATGGAATATTAATTATATTATCATATATAGATTCTGAATTATTAAGTTTTACTTCAGACTTAAAATACTTTGTTTTATGAAGTAGTGGATAGTGTGTTGATGTTGGATAGATTTTTTTTAATTTATCTCTATTGTTGTTATCAGCTATAACGGTGGCAAAATAGTAAGAGCTATCTTTATCATGACTGAGTAATTTTGCATTAAATAGAATGTCACCAAATATACCTATTCTGCTTTTAAGTGAATTAAAATTGTCCTTGCGCTCTTTTAATCTTTCCTTGTGAGTTTTAAGGCTTTCAAGAGCAAGACAGGCATTTAGGTTGTTCATGTAAAATTTAAAACCTGACTGGACAATGTCATAGGAGTTTTCTATATTTTTCCTGCCAAAGTTTCTATATTGCCTGAAGAAATCACTAGCTTTTTTATCGTCGGTACTAATCATGCCACCATCACTTGAGCAAATAGGCTTATATGGATGGAATGAGAAAAAAGTAAAGTCAGATTTAATTTTTGGTGAGACACAATGAGCTGAATCTACCACCACTATTTCATCTCCTTTTAATTTCAGTTGCGGTATGTTGCTTATACCACCGTAAAGTATAGGCATGACAATAGTTTTTCTTTTGTCACTAGAGGCACGTTTGCTCAAATAATCAGAACTATCGAAAACTAGATCACTATTAACATCTGTAAATATTATATTATGGCCATGATGCTTGGCGGCCCAAACTGGAGAAGTGAAAGCTAATGATGGAGTGTATACATTGCATTCGCCGTACACATCTTTTAGATAATCAAATATCATGAATGCAGATGCGCTGGCAGAGTTTGTAGAGATATTATATTTCTTTTTAGATTGAATTTTAAATTGGTTCTCGAATTCAGTAGATAATTTACCGAACCCTATATCACCTTCTTTGATTAAGTCTAAAGCTTTTAATGAGTGTTCGTTGGAAAATTTAGTTAAAAATAATTTCATTTAAGACCAGATTTTATTAATTTAACTAAGCTATCAACATCTTCTTGGACCCATAACTTAGAATTAAAGTGAGGTCCATCATATTTAGGGAAATTTTGGAATTTATTTTTTGTATATTGAGGTCTAATTTGAAGTAAGTTAATTTTAGGAACTTTATATGTAAAAGGAAGTTCCGTTTCCGCTAACATGTCCTCATGCAATTTCTCTCCAGGCCTTAAACCTGTAATTTTTGTGGAAGCTTTTAATTCTAAAGCCCTCTCTAGAGCTTTTATACATGAGGGTAAAGTGTATGAATTAATCTGAGGCACAAAAACTTCTCCACCTATGCAGTTTTCAAGAGCTCCGAGTACGGCATCTACTGCATCATTAAGAGTAAATAGGAATCTGGTCATATCTTTGGATGTAACACTTAGGGTTTTACCCCTTTTTATCATATCGATCCATAATGGAATAAATGAGCCTCTTGAGGCAATTACATTTCCGTACCTGATTGAAGCAAAAACTGTACCTGTCGAATTGAAATCATAGTTGGTAAATAACCTTTCTGCAATAAATTTACTAGACCCATATACATTGACAGGTTGGCATGCCTTGTCTGTGGATACTAAAATACATTTTTTGATATTATTAGATAAAGCTGCACGCGCTACATTATCGGAACCATTAATATTTGTCTTGATGCATTCGTCGGGGTAAAACTCCATATCATCAATGCGCTTTAATGCAGCTGCATGAATAATATAGTCAGGTTGATGAATTCTTATAGATGTGTTTAATTTATCGTAATCCCTGACATCTCCAATGACGGAAATAATATTAGGATTATTTGAAAAAAGGTTAGCATGTTTGCCTTCGTCCCTACTGTATGCAATGATCTTGCAGTTAAAATTTATTAATTTACCAACTAATGCCTGGCCTAAGGAGCCTGTCGCTCCAGTTATAAGAATTTTTTTATCTTGAATTAATTTCATTCACATCTATATGATTAATTGTTTTAGGATAATAATGAAACTTGGATGCATTTTCAATGATAATGTTTTTGGTCGATAACCATTGCTGCCAATAAACCATTGAATTAAGGAAAAGTAACTTCTCTTCATTAAAGTCAACCCAAGGGGAGCTAGCATGAGGATCATTAAATGTAAGACCTGAATGATTATTATTATCTCTGTAAAAATGTGTTACATTATCCATGGATTTATTATCACAACCAATTAATACTATTTTTGATACCCCTAGATGTTCGCATAAATAAAATACTATTTCAGTCATTATGCCGGGGCCATATGGCCTCAAGTAAGGATTAGATGAGTTGGTAATAGACCACTTGTCGATCTCACTGAAACTTTTCTCCTGATTGCATACCCACGATACACTCTTGCGTTTATCTCTTTCCTTGACCATAAAGAATAAATCAAAATCATTAATTGACGGCGGGGCGCTTGAGCTCTCTATTACTATTGGTTTACTATCCCCATATTCGTACCTCTGTATATTACAGCAGTTATAAATATGAATATCAACTAAATCGGGAAACAATAAATAAGATTGTTTTAATGATATAACCCTGTTATTCCTGCACACATCTTCAAGAGCAATTCTATCTATTGAAGTAATATAGGGGGAGCACCCCAGGATAACCACGGTCTCCCCCTTAAAAAGGTCCTTGAGGCTACTTAATAGGCTATCATTAGTTGGATACATTTTTTTACTTGACATTTTTTGATTTTATGTTATAATATTATTCCTTAAACTTTATGTTTAAGGATATATACCTTACGGTAATCTTATATATATCTATCGTAAACCTCATAATAATGTTGACATAACATATGATATTATGTTAACATAGCAAAAATTCAATATGGAAAACTTTAAAGAAATGACTGATTCCGAGCTAATATTCGGAATGAAAGACACTAACGACTCAGGTGACTGTCTCATGGAACTTGTATCCAGGCATAGCGGAATATTTATGACTATGGTGCATAATTATCTGCCCAATTCATTTCACGACGGCCCTTCGTATAAATCCGAATTAATAGAGGATAAAAATTATTACATATACCAAGCTGCCTTAAAATACGACGAAGACAGAAACACCAAATTTTCAACCTACCTAGGTAATGAAACCAGGTGGATGTGCCTAAACTTATACAATAAAAATAAAAATAAAACAATGAAGGAAGTAGGGCTTGATTGTTTAAAAACTAACGACATCAATTCCAAGGATGAGGTTAAGTTGGCATTAGTAAATAAAGAAATGCTTGACAGAATACTAAAAATAGCGGATACTTATAAGGATTCAAGAATAGTAAAAATATTCAAGCTTAGGTATTTAGATTCAGAGGGGAACAAGGTTACCCCATGGAAGAATATAGGCGGCGAGTTAAATTTAAGTATACAGGGATGTATTAACATTCATAATAAAGCAGTAAAAAAAATAAAAAAACAACTAGAGAAAGAAATATGATTAATAAGTTTATAGGTATTGGAAATCTAACTAAATCGCCAGAGCTAAAAGAATTGGGTAGCTACAATAAGTGCATATTCCCCATCGCAATTAATAGCACCAAGGATGAGGTCTTATTTATGGATGTAGAGTGTTGGAATAAAGTTGCAGACAATTGCAATAAATACCTATCCAAAGGATCATGCGTCTATGTAGAGGGCAAAATAAAAGTGAATAAATGGAAAGATAAAGATGGTTGCCCCAAGCAGAGATTTTTCGTCTCCGCAGATATAGTTAGATTCCTACCAAACGGCAAGAAAGAAAACGAAAAAGAAACAGTTGAAAGTCCCGAACCCTCTGATAGTATAAAGGAAATTATTAATCCCGAAAATATGCCCTTCTAATGGAATACATTAACTTCATAGGTCCAGTAAACTCTCTAAGTTTCGGCAATGTGTCCGTTAACATGTTAAGGTCACTTTATAACCTCGATCAAAAGATATGCTTCTTTCCCGTTGGTAATAAAATTGAATTAAAAGCATTCGATAAGATCGATAAAGATTTCACAGATTGGTTATCTGATTCTTATAATAATAGATTTTCCAACTTATCAAAAGATAATCACACATTAAAAATGTGGCACATTAACGGGGCTGAATCTAATATAGGTTCAAATAGTTTTTTGTATACATTCTACGAGACAGATGAACCAACCAGTGCAGAGAAGTCTATATGTGAAATTCAATCAAAAACAATTTTTAGTAGCTCTCATGCTCAGCAATGCTTCCTTGACTCTGGCTGCGATAATACAGAATATGTACCAATAGGCTTTGATGAAGATTTTTTTGAAACAGGTAAGACTTACTTGTCAGACAGAGTATTATTCGGACTCATAGGTAAATTCGAGAAAAGAAAACATACTGAAAGAATAATTAATTTATGGGCTAAAAAATATGGAGACAATCCCGACTATCAGTTGACTTGCTGCATCACAAACCCTTTCTTTAATAAAGATCAAATGTCTACATTGATAGCAAAGGCCCTTGAAGGCAAAAGATACAAAAATATCAATTTCCTACCATACCTTGAAACTAACTCTGAAATGAATGAGCTGTATAATGCGGTTGACATAAATCTTAGCGGATTAAGCGGGGCTGAGGGTTGGAACCTCCCCGCATTCAATTCGACATGCCTAGGTAAATGGTCTATTGTTTTAAATGCTACCTCACATAAAGATTGGGCGAACAATGAAAACTCAATTTTAGTAAACCCAAATGGTAAAGAGCCAATATATGATGATGTGTTTTTCTCTAAAGGCGGAGACTTTAACCAAGGCAGCATAAATACATTTAGTGAAAAAGATTTTTACAAAGCAACAGAACAGGCTATAAGTAAATGTAAAAATAAAAACATAAAAGGTATTGAACTAAAAGATACTTTCAATTATAATAACACAGTCAAAAAAATACTTAACATTATTAAATCATGAGTAACATAAGAAGAGAAGGCGGCACAGTATTGCTGTGCTGTGGTAAAGGTAGGTGTCCAGCTTTAGCTAAGTCTGAAGACAAAGAAGAATTGTATTCACTTGCTGATGACTTTGGGGGAGAGGTTCATCTCACTAAAGATCAACTCCTAGCGATCCAAGAGGCCGTACAAGAACTTGATAACTCTTAGTTTAATATCCTGCGTTGGTTTAATGTGGATCGTACGTTACGGTTCAATATTAAAAAAGCCAAGGGATTGTATTTGCGGTAAATCAGAAGTACTAAAAGATTTATTGCATTGTAGCTTATGTCTAGGATTCTGGTGTGGAGTTTTATCTTCTACTTTCTTATATATATATGTGGAAGAAAATCCGATACTAATACTTTTACCACTTGCATCTAGCGCTGTATGTTGGTTTTTTGATTCCCTGCTTGATTTAATTCAAATTTCTTGTAATTATTTAGATAAAAATAATTGACTTATTTGTTGATTATGGTATAATCAAACACTATGCCATTGTACATTTTTCAGCACCCGAAAACCGAAGAAACTAAAGAAGTTTTCTTTGGAATGAATGATGAAAAAAAATACGTAGATGACAATGGAGAAGAATGGTCAAGAGTTTTTTCATTACCTGGGTTAAGCACTGAATCCTCGTTTGATCCCTGGGATCAAAATGGCTTTGTAAATAAAACCGCAAACATGAAAGGATCCGTCGGGGACTTACTTGATAAAAGTGCGGAGCTTTCAGCTCAAAGAGCCGAATCAAACAATGGTGTTGACCCCCTGAAGGAAAATTACTTCAAGAACTATTCGAAAGAAAGAAATGGAGTAAAGCACCATTTAGATAAACCTAGTTCATACGAAAGTAAGAATGTAAAAATAGACTTTAATTAATTATGAGTGTTCAAATATATAAACCTAATAAAAATAACTCTGGATGCGGATTTAGTTTCTCCATGGGTTATGACAAGAATAGTAAAGAGCCTGTAGTATTTGTTTCTGCAATACTTCAGCATTCCTGGGATTCCAAAAGCCACAGGGGTACATTCATGGGTAGCAAAGATGATCCCCAAAAAAATATAACAGTTAAATTAAACGAGTTTGAATGCGGGTCCATTATTTCAGCAATTAAAAGTAGGTATGAATGGAACACCTTTCACCAAACTAGTGACACTAAAACCACCATTAAATTCAGCCCTTGGGATAAAGAGGCTTCTATGAAATCTTATGATCCAAAGACTAAAGAGTACAAAACTAAAAAACAGGTAGTCCCGGCTTTTGGCTTAAGTATATCCAGGGCTAGTGGCAATACATTTAAGATGCCCCTTGAGCCCGGTGAGTTAGAATGCCTATCTTCTTTCCTTACTGTCGTGCTTGAAAGAATTTATTCTCATAGAATTAAAAAAATCACTGAATCATTTAATAATGATATAGAACCATTTGATGACTAAAAGAAGCTCTAAAAAAAATAGTAGAAAGAAAATACTATTCCACAGTAACTTCTGTAAGTCATTTACTGGATTCGGTAAGAATTCAAAAAATGTATTGCAATACCTTTATTCTACTGGAAAGTATGAGATAATTGAAGCTGCCAACGGATTCCCCAAATCTTACCAACCCTTATCAACTTTACCATGGAAGTGTGTTGGCACCCTTCCTGATGACAAGGCAAAACTGGCGAGGTTAAACAAAGACCCAAGTCTTGCTAGGTCGGCCAGTTATGGGTCTGAAACTATTGACGAACTAATAAAAGAACACAAACCTGATATTTACATAGGCGCTGAAGACATATGGGCATTTAATAATTACTGGGAAAGAAAATGGTGGAATAAAATCAACTGCATGGTATGGACTACTATTGACTCAGAGCCCATGCTACCACTAGCGGTTGATGCCGCCAATAATATAAAGAACTACTTCGTGTGGGCCGAGTTCGCGGAACGTGAGATGGCTAAACTTGGCCATAGCCACGTAAAAACCCTACACGGAATAGTTAATTGTGATAATTTTTATAAAATTGACTCTAGTCAATTAAGAAGTAGAAACTCGATAGATAATGATGCATTCATTATAGGCTTCGTATTCAGGAATCAATTAAGAAAAAGTGTCCCTAACCTCCTAGATGGCTTTGCTCTCTTTAAATCTAAACACCCAGATTCAAATGCCAAATTACTCCTTCATACTCATTGGGATGAGGGTTGGGATATACCTAGACTAATCAAGGAAAAAAACATAGATAGGTTTGATGTATTAACTACTTATTACTGCAATAAATGTAAACAGTATGAGGTTAAACCCTACTCAGGTCAAGAGCTAGACTGTCGTTTTTGCAAAAGTGAAAAAAGTCAAAACACCACTAATGTAAAAAACGGAGTTACAGAATCTCAGTTAAACGAAATATATAACTTAATGGATGTTTACTGTCACCCATTTACTTCTGGCGGTCAGGAAATACCAATTCAAGAGGCTAAGCTTTGCGAGTTAGTTACATTGGTCACAAACTATAGTTGTGGGGAAGAGCATTGCACCAACCATAGTGCAGGTCTTCCACTTGAATGGACAGAGTACAGAGAGCCTGGTACTCAATTCATAAAAGCCAGTACATCGCCCAATAGTATATCGGATCAAATATCATGTGTTTACGATATGGGTATTAGTAAAAAATCCGAAATGGGTAAAAAAGCAAGGAAGTATGTTATAGATAATTATTCCATTAAAGTTGTTGGCAGAAAACTTGAAAAAATATTAGACAATATGCCTAAAACCAACTGGGATTTTGACTTCTCTGAAAAAAAGAGGAATGCATCATACAATCCACCAGACATCAAAGATGACTCTATTTGGTTATCTGATATATATAAAAATATTTTAAATATGGATATCGACCCTCACGACAATGAGGGTCATGCCCACTGGATGAAAAAACTTTCTAGCGGGTTCAGTAGATCTGAAATCTTGAAATATTTCCAGAGTGTGGCGGATAAAGAAAATTCTAAAATAGAAGACTCGGTTGATTTATCTGAATTTTTAGATAAAGAAGATCCTTCTCAAAGAATTGCTGTTGTTATGCCTGAGAGTGCCGGCGATGTTCTTATGGTTAATTCGTTAATTAGTAATCTTAAAAAACTATACCCAAATAAAAATATTTATTTTTTTACAAAACCATCTTTTTTTGATTTAATTGAGGATCACCCTGATGTACATAAAGTTTTAAAGTATCACGAAAGTTTTGATAATATTTTTAACCTTGAAGGGAAAGGGCACAGGAAGGGTTATTTTGATATTGCATACCTCCCCTATGTTACAACCCAAAGGACTGCTGTATATACCCATAATGGGCAGGATATTAACTCCCTAAACCTTTTTTCAGATCTATGAGTCACTTAATTGAAGAGTACGCTAAATGCTTAGGGGTTAAAATCTCTAGACCTACAGTACTATCTCATTATTTTCCGATTAATGTAGATAAATATATTACTATACAAACTACTAATAAATTTCAATCAAGAGATTATGCTCATTGGGATCAGGTTGTTTACTTGTTAAAAAAATATATCGGGGATATCTCTATAGTTCAGGTCGGGGAAAAAGAAAACCCATTGGCTGGTAATATTGATTTAGACCTGAGAGGTAAAACAACCATAAAGCAATTATGTTATATTGTAGAGAAAAGTACTCTACATGTTGGTGTAGACAGTCTCTGTGTTCACCTAGCATCTGCTTACAACAAACCAGTTGTTGGGCTTTATTCTAATATGTGGATCACAAACTCTGGGCCTATTTGGGGTAATACATCTACCTGTATAAACTCACCGAAAGATGGAAATAAGGCTTCATATGCCGTTGAGGAAGATCCTAAAACTATTGATGGCATTCTTCCTGAAGATGTAGCCGAAGAGGTTCTTGAATTATTAGATATTGATAATGATTTATTTAATACATATAGAACATTAAATATTGGAAAGCATTATCATAGTAAAATTCTTGAAGTAGTCCCTGACTTTAAACCTAATTCTAATTTTGACCCAAAGCGATTGGTTAACCTTAGATGCGATTATCATCTCGATGAAGAAATGTTAACTCCCTGGCTGCACAAAAGAGTAAACCTAATGATAAGTAAAAAAATCAATCCAAATGTATTATATTACTTCAAGAAAAACATAGCAGCTATTACTATTTTCCTTGATGATTCGGATATTGATGTAGATTACTTGTCTCAATTATCTTCATTAAACATAAAACATACATTAATATGTAAAGACGAAAATAAAATAAATGATTATAGATTTAAATTTTTTGACTTTGTTATTAACGGTTATGATTTAACCTCCAAAAAAGACCTTGACTTTTGTGAACGGCTATGCGATAATACTTACTATCATAGTAATAAAACCATTGTGTCAAAGAATAAAAAATACTCTAGTAAAGCTGCATGGAAAGCTGGCATAGAGAAATCAGGAAGTCCTGAGAAGTTTATTGACACAGACGATTTCTGGGAAGAAATTGATTATCTAAATATATATAATTATGCCGAAGACAAAACAAGAAGACAGTAAAGAAAACAGTAGTGTAGACAATTCATTGGGACCAAGCCTCTTTAGTAGAGATGAGAATGGTTTATTAAAAAATGTACAATATTCCTTCAATGATGATGGTTCAATTAACTGGAGGGCTATGGTTGGTGAAGAGCATTTATTTCCTAACCGTGGATGGTTTCAATCAAGAGGTAAAGACACACCTCGGTCTATAGATGGTCTAGCAGATTACCAGCTTTTAATAAAACTTAGCGGAATTAAAGAGCTTGCAAAGCTGAGGGGTTTTTCTGATGTAAGTTATGAAACCGTAAGGTGTGAACTAGACCATGTAGCTGTTGTCTGTAAAATGACTTTCTTGTCGAATTACGAAACATTTGGAAGTCCTGTCGAGTTTCAAGATATGGCTAATGCTACATTAGACAATACTAGCAGTTTTGCTACAAAATTTCTAGAGACCATAGCATGCAACAGAGCATTTGTTCGTTGTGTGAGAAACTTCCTTCAGGTTCATATCGTTGGTGACGACGAGATAGATAAATCTGACTCCTCTGGTACACCTAGTTATAATAGCAAAAAATCTAAGTCTGGAGTTAACCCGCTTAGCCCTACAAGCTTACTTAAACATAAAGCTGAGGAATCTCTTGGCTGCGAGTCCTTTGAGGACTTCAGGAAGAAATATATCAAGACTTGGTGGCAAGAAAAAACCGAGGGCATTTATCAGAATGATGCTGTTAAGGATGCTAACTCTTGGGAAGACATTCCAGGCAAGGAAACTAGGGTGATGCTAGGTTTGATCAACTGAGTTGACATGCAAGGTGTAGCCGTATTCACTTGGTATGCTACTTAAGAAGAATACAGCCCCCTCAGCACTAGGCGACCCACTAACGGTAGCATTAATATTGGTAAATCCAGCAGGGTCCCCGCTATAGTAAACCCCAAAAGTTAAATCTGGTATGGTGTTGTGGTGGTAATCAAATGATCCGCTTATCCAATTTTGGTTAGCATCCTTCGCTTCGTCTAAATTAAAAATATGATTCTGGGCAGCTTTCGTTAAAGTAAACTCTTCTTTATGTAATATACCTGATCCTATTGTATCAAACGGAATCATGCTAATATATTTATTAGGGTTAATATCGCCACTAAATCCATATGATATAGTATTCTGTATTCCTCCATTTTCTTGGCTGTATACTTCGAGTAAATTTTCCTCAGAGATATTGAAATCTTGTTGATCAGATCCATATAAATATATCCCTGTTACATTGTAATTATTAGCTAAATATCCTTGCTGCTCTTCTGGGTTATAAAAGGTATCAACAAAAGTGTAATTTGCCTGAAATGTATTATTATTTTTATCTATAGACACTCCACTGAATTCCATTATTGGTGATACTCCGGTAGCTGCATATGAACTTATAATATTACCCCTAACTTTATTTTTTAAATCTATACTTAAATGAGCTTCTCTTACTTTCCCGTATCCACTGCCCGCATATTTATAAATATGTGTTCCATTAGAATTAGCCCAACACCAATGCTCTCCCACATCGTTTGACGTAATTAATCCATACTCTATTTCGTTCTCAGAATTTATGGTTTCTATTGTTCTTTGTGATTCTTGTTGAAAGTCTACCTCTAAGAAAATTTCATCATTCAAGAATCTTTCAGAAAAAACTCCAGAAAGTATACCAACTTTATTTCTTCTTAATCCTACCCACCCATTTCCGTAACCCATTTTTTTAATTAATTCTAATTGGTATGGGTTAAGTATAACTGCAGGCATTTCACCAATTTCATTTAAGTAAGATGCCGACTCTTCCAATGTTTTTGAAAACCTTTCCCCTGATCTAAATTTTATATCATAGCTGTTAGGGTTATCTTTTGGCATAGAATAAGTACCAACTATCTCTTCGTTTAATCCAGAGGTTGAGCATGAGAATGCCTGCTCGCCTGCATTATAAAACCCATAATTGTAAACATTATATATCCCCGAACCTTCTTCTAAATATATAGGGTTATTACTTACCCATGAGTTACCCGCCCCAGAACCTATATATCCAGTTATTTCTTCTCTTGGTGCATCTATAAATAATCCAGTATAAAAACTATCTTGAAAATATAATGAATTATCAAATACATATTGATTCTCTTCGTTAGTGCCATAATATGCTTCCGAGTCTATAACACCGCTATCTAAATATATAATATCATTATACCCATAAACCGCCTGAGAGGTTTCACCTTCTCCAGTTAAACCATAACATGTTTCTACAAACTGAGAGTCACTACTATAATTTTTATCGAAAGTAAAATAGTAAGCATCTCCCCCGCTTATTCTCTGACCGTATAATGAATTTATATAAGGTTGATACTTCCTGGCTGAGTAATTATTATTATTTTCACCTGTTGAAAATTGATCAACTCCTAGCGGCATTAAATAATTAAACTCTTCTGGATAAAGCTCTATACTAAGGCTATTATTGAGTCCAGTAACCGACCTTACAGCTGTATTAAAATAGTCATCCTCTTGACTAACCACGCCACTAACCCCAGAGGTTAATCCTGTAAAGTGATATAACTCTAATGTTTGAAAGTTATTCGATATATCGTTTCCATCAGTATCTTTAAGACCTTCGTAGTTTATCGTTAAAATACCATTTCCAAAACTTTCAGATAATATCGTATATTCTGGCGGTGGGTTTTTTGTTGTAAAAATTCCACTGCTTTTATTTCCAGCAAAATCAACAACCTCCACATCAACTGAATAATTTCTTATTTTTCTGTCTCCGCTTATATAATATAATAAGCTATTATCACTTAAATCATTCGTTTCAAATATTTTATTCCTATTGCCTCTTACTTTTTTTCTTTTTTCTTCATCAAGGTTTTCATATATAGCTACATTAAAACCACTAATGTATGAGTTTTTAAATATATCTTGAGAGTCATATATTAATCCATTTCTTGGTTCTCTTAAGTTCCAGTGTAAATTTAGCTCCTCGCCCTGAAAATTTTGATGATGCGTGGATAAAAGTGTGTGAAACTCAGGCACTATCGAATCTTCTCTCGCATACTCTGAATGAGTTAGGTATATATTAGCCACCTGAAAAGTGTTCCCGTATTTTTTTACTGGATCCGCCTTTGGTATAACCACTTTTTTTGAATCTGAGAAGCTCATCTTAAAAAGGTACTGAATATATTCTTACATAATAAGTGCCATCCTCAGATATTCTTTTATTTCTATGAGTATAGGACATCTTCTCCTGACCCTTATCATTGTTTATTTCAAATGTTGCAAGTAAATCGTTTTGATCAAAAAACTGAACTCGATAGGATGCTGCTGCCGGATCCGTTTTCCATATAGCCTTAAGACCATAAGGAATTTTATTCTGGAAATCTTCATTTAATATTTCAATCCTAACATTTGCTGGCGGTGCTAAAGTTTTTTCTGTAAATAAAACAGGTCTAGTCGGCGGCTGAATAGATGCATGTTTTTCAATATTATCAAACTTATCAGCATTATATTCTAATCCTTGTATATTAAATATACCATTAGAATCTTCTGTTATATTAATAATTTTGTATTGTTTTTTATTGGCTAGATTAACATCGCTTTGTAGAGAGAAGGTGGTTCCCTCTATACCTATCAGATCCCTGAGGTCGTTGTCAGAAACTTTCTCTAACAGGTATCCGATTTTATTTTTTCCATCATCATGTGTCCAGTCTCCATGAATATTCATATCAGTGGATCCATTTACTTTTAAATAATCTCCTGGATTTGATTGGCTGTTAAATTGCGGGTATTCATCTTTCCAGTCAAAAAACTCTATACCTTCTCCACCGGGCTCGCAAGATTTAGGCTCGTGCCACACAGCCTTCCCGGGCTCTGGTTTTCTTCTGTAATAACCACCAATCCATGCAGATTTATCAGCCGGAAGAGCTTCCTTGACTAAATTGAGCTCATCTTCGTTATATATCCTAGCAAGCACACCGCCCCTTTCTTCGGCATCAGCCAATGCTTGATACCATGTATACTCACCCTCAATAAATTCGTATGGATTATTGTAAAGCTTTAATCTTGTATCATTTTCGTATACCTCAGAGACAAAGTATTCAATTATTTGCGGCTTTCTTATATCGTCTATATCTTGATTTTCAGGTGATCCTATTGCATCTAAAGATTCAATAGTTTGGTTCTGAGATGGGCTATACAAAGTAACCTTTCTCCATGTATTCATGTCCGTTGGATCTATTATGGAAGATACGGGGTAATCTACTTTTATAGACCCAGTTCTTCCGTCGTCAGCTACCTCTATATCAAGTATCTTTCCGGAAAATTTTCCGATATTTCTTTTATTATCCAACACATCTACGATATCTCCTGGTCTTAAATATGACCCAAGCAGATTAGTTTTAAATGCTACTATTTCTGTTTCTAGGTTTGCTGATTTTACTAAAAACTCAGCGGCTCTTTTAGCTTGAGCTTGTGATGTAATGCCAAACCCATCTATAGTTTGCTCAATTATATTATTCTCAATAACAGAATCCCTATCCTCATGATGCTCCATTTTTGGCCGAAAGTGATTATATCTGTCTAAATATTTTATTTTACAAATATTCGTTCTGCTTGTTCTTGGGGTATTAGAGTATGCGAATCCTTCTTTGGCTATATTATTATTAGAGAACAACATGACAGATTCTCTTTTTTCATCTTGAAAGAAATTTATAGCCCCACCAGACCAATAACTAAATGCCCTAAATATAGATGCAAATTCATTTATTAATTTAAATGCATTAGACTGATTCATTATAAAAGCATTCAGGGTATACCTAGGCTCAACTAATGGATAATCAATCTCTACTGCACATTCACCAACATCAAATAAAGGTTTATGTTTTAATATTATTTTATTTTCTTCTATTATTGTGCTCGAGATTGCAAGACTATCATAAGTTCCATCTTGATAAAATAATGCAAGTTTTTTATTAGGGTGGTTAAATTCAGCCGCAAAATTATCAACCCCATCAATAATCACTGAATGGCCGCCTAACTCATTACTATTATACGAGAACTTTTTCTTTGGGAATTTAGGGCTATAGCCAGTTGGAATAAATTCATCACAGTATTTAGATATTTTGTAAAGTGTCCATCTATCTATATGCTCTGGCTTAATTCCAAAACGCCCAACTCCATATCTTTTGTCAGCTATTAAGTCATAAAGACACCATGCGGGATTGTCTGTCCATCTCTTAGCATTCTCTGGGATTGGGTCACTCTTATCTTCTTGACCAGCAAACAGTCCATTCCAGTTTTGTAAATACCTTCTTGTTTCTGGGTCATATGTTGCCTCATCTGGTAATGCTACTTTTTTTAATCTTAAGTGGTAATTTCTTTCTGGTATATTTGCATAATCTCTTGCATTTACCCTTGTTCCAATAACAACAGAATTCGGATAACTTAAATTCACCGGGGTTATTTCCGTGACTGCGGCTAGCGACATCCTGTCCTTATATCTTGCGGCTTGCTCGCCTTCTTTCACTGGATTCCTTTCTCGATTAAGCTTATATACTTTAATTATTCTATTTTTCTGTCCAGGGTTTGGTGGCATATATAGTTTTACATCTTTTCTGTAGGGCGATGTTGCAATTCCATACATATATACATCAGTGGAGTACATAATTTCTCCCTCATTTCCGTATTTTATCCTAAATTTTGCCCTATTTGGCCAACTTTCTCCAGAGTTTTCAACTTTAGTTCCCAAGTTAAATCTATCATTTTTATCTAAAAGATTTTCAATTGCCTGCAAAACACCCGCCACAGCGAGTTGTTCCACACCCTTACCTCCAATTTGGACCGCATCCGCCAATAGTTCTTCTCCATCCTTTACGCCATCTGGATTCCCCGCCATTCCGGCCAGCTCCATCATTATAATTGCATCTGCTAACTTTGTAGTTCCCCTGGTTGTATTTACAACCCCGACAACCCCAAAATAAATACTTAATCCATTTAATATGTCAAACCAAAGCTCTCCAATTTTATATTCCACCTGAACATAATCACCCTCGTATAAATACATTAATTCATCAAGCTGTAAACTGACATACACTTGCTCCACTAACGGATTAATAATAGTATGACTAGCATAGTTTTCCTCCTGCACACTTTTTTCAATACTCGTTACATAACTATTCCCGGGGCCAAATATAGATATTTGCTCGGTTATATTCTCGTCACTGTCATTTTTTATTTCTACTGGTGAATTTATATAAATCTTTTGCCAAAAAATTTCAACTTGATCGTCTTCAGACTCTGGGGTGATGTCTATTTGTTTACTTATAAAATCTTGCTGCTCGGATAATATTTTACCGTAATCATTAAATATGATTCTCTCCTCGCCGTCTGGAGATGGTACTTTTATGAATAGTGTATCTGCAAATGTATTAATATCCCCGCCAGGAAGGGCATCTTCATTGAAATCTGCAATTATAGAAGTCTCCCCAGTTTCCTCATCCACTTCCTTTCCGGGCTTTATTTTGTATAAAAAATCTTTCTTTTTAATTATTTTGCCGACCTCCGCGCTATAATCAGTATCCTTACTATAATCTCCGAGATATATTTCAGCGCCCGGCCCAAGTTTATAATATTCCCAGTGCCCATCGTATGTTTCTGTTTTTATCTTATCCCCTTCTGTATAAGATTGCTGCTCCCCAAAAAATCCATATTCACCAAGCCCTGGCCCGGTAACTAAAAACTGTATATTTAATTCCTCTCCGGTATATACTATATCCGCCTTTGAAATATCTCCCTCATATAAATAATTTTCTTTATCTGAAAACTGGTTTGATAAGTTTTTGTTTATTTTATATTTAGTTAAACCCCCATTTTCTTCATGCAATACAACATCTCCTTGATTGTATATTTTTTTAGGCTGAAATGCTTCCAATTCACCCTCTGCTAAGAAAGTCTCAGCAACCGCCCTAGGGCCATAAAGCGGGGCATTAATTTCTTTCGTGTCTGCGGTAAACCGGTACTGTTCCTTAAGGGGAAGTTGGTCATCAGTGCCCATTGCTCCTTTTGAATTCATACCGACATCAATATCAAACTCGTTAATATTATAGCTATCTAGTTCTGCAGTATAATTTACCTCCTTTACTGGGGTTGAATCTAGATATACTGCCTGAAGATAGTCGTCATTTTCATTTCTTGTTTTATTTTTACTTGCCTCATTTACTTTAAAATCTTTGCTAAAATCCAAAAGTTCTCCGTTCTTACTTGCAAATCCATCTATTGATCCTTCGCAAATTAAATCTATAGCTTTATATACAGTAGTTGATTCTAATTTAAACCAGCCCAGTCCATTTTCCTTTTTACCATCAACCCATCTCTCTCCCGCTTGAACAGGGAATGCCTCAAGTAAATTTTTAAGTTGTAAGTTACCCTTTAATTCATCTAAACTCTCTTCACTCCAAAATATAGGATAAAAATTCCCAAGCTGCTCTGTCTCTAGTCTTGGGTCACTTTGTATGCACACGAAAGAGCTTTTCTCTGCCTCCAATGAAGGTATAGCAAATGTTGTCTTATCAATAGTTTTAGTTTCAGCATACCAATTTCCTGTATCTTCATTGAAGTTCGGTAATAAATCTCTATTTACCCCCTTCGACCAATCAAATGTATAGCAATAATAACCAAAAAAATTATCACCCTTACATTCCTCCATGGATACAACTTGTCTTCTATACTCTTCAGATGTAAGAGCCGAACCATACATTCCATCAATAGTTCCAAACATTGTACCTATTAATCCTAGCTTAAGTTTTAAATATGTTGGATCTATTACCCTGTATTCACTACTTCCATCGAATGTTTTTTTACCAAACGATGCCCCCAGGGGGCCGTGCTCTTGATATAATTCAGGGTCCTGATAAAACGGAACTAAACTATATATACCCTCTTCGAAATTAAAAACTTTTACCTTTTCCGCGCTAAAGTCATAGTTTATTGCACATGCAGATATAATGTTTGTCCCAACATTCATTCTGCCATATCCCAATGGAACGGTAGATCCCTGCTCAAACCTGTTTTGTTTTCCACTATATATAAAAGACTGGGTTTGAGCCTGAAGTACAGAGTCATCTCTCTCCATGGCTTCAGCAATTTTCTTTTGTATATACATACTGGCTGCAGTTGTCGCAGCCATCATTATTAAATTTATAGTAAATGTCTGAGAGCCTTGAGGTATAGGGAAAATATGAAAATCTTGATTACTAATTAATTCAAGCTCTTCTTTACTTTGTAGTATTTCTCCTGAATCTTTTTTTATACCATAACTTATTCCAGTATTGTATGCTTCTTGTAAATATTTTTGTATACCAAAATTATTGGCACATAATGCAGCCATAGCTTCGGCAGCAGAAGACACATCAAGATCCCAGGTTTCACCAAACCTTTTACCAAGATCACCATGTAAATGTATCTTTTTCATCCTTTTGCCTTATTTTATTTACACTAAAGAATGGTGTCGGTACACATGTTTAACCTTAGACTGCCATCTTTCGTCAAATAATTGATTACAAGACAATCCATGCATTGGTTGATGTACAAAATAATCATTACCCAGATATATACCAACATGAAATCTTTTACCCTGTTTCAATTCAAATACTATAACATCATGCTTTTGTATATTATCTTGTTTTTTTAATTGCATTAAATTTTTATTTAAAATATTTATTAATAATTTATTTGCTGCTTCATCTAATTCTGGCAACCAATAGTTTTGATTCCATGTTGTTATGTTATCATCTAGGTTGGATATAAAGTAGTCTTTTAATATACAGGTGCACTCGTAGAATCCTTTTACATATGGCCGCCCCAAAAGATTGGCCGGATCGTAAGACTCTGGGTAGTATAAAAAGAACCTCCTAGTCTTCAGGCTGTAAATTAAATAAGGAAGTCCGGTTGCTTCTGCACCCGCTTTATCATGCTCAGATGGAAACTCGTCCTCTCGTGTGTGAGAGTGGTATATTCCTAATATATTTTTATTAAGTTTGTAGTTTAAAAATTTAGCTGGCGATATAGAGAATGAATCTTCTGGCTTCGGGTTTTCGTTTATCGCTCTTTCAGAATATACGATTAAATCATCAGATAAAATAACGAAGCCGCAAACCTCTTTTTCGGGGCTACTATTGGCATGCTCTATTATACTGTCGCAAAATTTATTTGAAGTCATAAGGATCTATTCCTGGGAATCCCCCAAAAGGCAACCCTTCTTCACTTTCTGCCCAAAAATTATCGCTTCCTTCTTTATTTTCATGAAGCCTAACTCCGCCACCTGCTCCAGTAGCATCATCAGAAAATCTTAATCTGCAGCCGCATAATGTTTTATCACAATCATCTTTAACCCAATTTTGCCTATCCAATACAGGGTTAGATCTTACATCGTCACTAAGGCAAACATATATACCGACAGGTGTTAATTCTGGATCAGAAGAGAATGGTATAAGCTTAACAACGTCACCCTTATCGTACACCCCAGTGTTTGTCCAGTCTTGGTATAGCCCGTTTTCATCACGTGCACCAAATTCTCCCACAATATCTTCGCCCGAAAAATACACTTCAGATCCAACCATCTGTCCATTGTATCCGCTAGCTACAAATCTTTTATTCTTATCGTCTGACACCGGCTTTCCTCTGTATCCACAGCCAATAGTACTCCTGTATGCCCACGGACAGTTATTTGAATACATTGTTCGTGCTGGTACATTTGCATTCTGCAGCTCCAGTAAAGACACTAATTCAAACTCTACAATATTGTCATCCTCTTTTACTTTTTGATTGATATAAAAAACATCTTCAGCAAAAGAAGCATCAGGGTCTGGGTCGGCATGTGGATTCACATCGTCAGGAAAATTAACTGAGTCTAAATATTTAACAAAAGTTTTTATTCTTGTTACTTTATAATTAGTGAAGTCATTAAAATAAGCCAACTTCATTGATATGCTTCCCTTGTGATTCGAGAATGTCATCTTTGGTCGGGGTAATCTGCCGTCCCCGTGCATTTCAAACCCCTCGACCTTTATGGGAAAATAATCATAATCCTGACTATTAAATACCAATTTGTTTTGATATCCATTCTCCCCAGCATGAAATAAATAATTACCTTTATCCTTTAAGTCTATCCTATATAAACATATCATTGTTGACGGATCAAGGTCAAACAAAGATGCATTAGCTTTAGAGGTATTCTTCATTACAATACAATGTACATGTTATAATAAAGAAAATTGATTAGTTTTTAAATATAGTTTTTTTGTATGACTTACATCATTCAGCTACCTTATCAAATGAGCTCCCTCTAGTATTTGCATAAATATAACTGTATGCTGCATTATCAACCGGACCAATAAAATCTATTAATTGAGCTTGATTCGCCCCTGTCCTAGTAGTGTTGGTTACAATGTAGTACTCGTCATTTGCATAAAGTTTAATCACATCATTTATTTGGATAGTACTTGACGAATCAATTTCCCAGGTGTCTAACTCGGCTTTGGTTTGTGTGTACAGGCCCGTATACTCCCAATCGTTATTTGTACTGTCTCCGCCATCGGGAAAACTGTCACTCCTCCCCCAAAAATAATCGGTATCATCCCTAATATTATCTTGATCTGTATCAAAAGGTATTTCTTTTAATTGCCATTGAGTGAGTGGGTCTGAAGTATTAGTCGGTCCACTAGAATTACCGATTAATACAGGCGACATAGTAGTACCCGATCCATCAACCACGGTGTACTCGTACTTATTAGTCATCCAGTTCCATCTCTTGTTCGTTATTTTGTAATAATCATTTTTTATATAACTCACCGTAGACCCTGTAGCTCCAGTGAACTGAATAATTGCGCCTGCTAATGAGTAGTCGCTATTTGTGGTGTCAGGGAAATTGTCTAATTCTGCTTGTGTATATTGAATATCTTCCACACCTGTAAAGTGTGCAGTATGCTTTAATGCGACACGGAAGCCGTGCCAATACTGCCCGTAGTTATGAGTAGCATTGTCACGAACTGCTGAAGCTGCGTAGTAAGACCCATGAGCATAGGACCCGCCTCGACATACCCTTCTTGATGTCGACCCTCCGTCATAAAAGGGATCGACCTGTGGGCTCGAAGTATAACTATTTTGTGAATCCGCTACCCATTCATACACATTGCCATGCATATCAAAAAAGCCCCAAGGATTAGCGGCGTAGCTTCCCACATCTGTTGTGCTTCCAATATTGTTATTGACACTGTAATTAGCTAGGGTGGAGTCTATGTTATTCCCCCAGGAATGTACACTTGTTGTGCCAGCTCGACAGGCATACTCCCACTCTGCTTCTGTTGGCAAGGCAAATTCCCAACCCGAAGGAATACTGCTTGCTAGCTGTGCATTCAAGCGTTGTAAAAACACCTGGACCGCATCCCATGACACACTTTCCACTGGGCGATCCGGGTTACCGCCATATTGACTCGGAGTAGCACTTAAACCATCAGTATTCCCTGTCATTACCTCCTGGTATTGCGCCTGCGTGATTTCATATTTGCTTAACTGAAAACCTTTA